GTAAGTTGAAATACCCTGCGACATGCGCCGGCTACGACCAGAGCTTACACTCCTGCCGGAAGAACCATGACGCTCAGTCCTCGTTTGACGATGTACAGCTTCGCGCTGTCACCAATCATGCGTAATCCATACCCTTTCTTCCCAACATCTACATCAAACAGCGGTACATTCATCCAGTTAGCTTTCTTCACACAAACGACTGAGTCAAACGACCCAGCAGATTTTGGAAATGAGCTCGCTAACCCAACGACCCTTTTATCACCACTCTTCATATATGCACTCACATTCGTAACAAAAGCCTCCGTGATAAAGTTTGTCGCGTTAAACGGCTCCTCCTCTTCAGTGATGTCTTCCAACATCACTTTGCTTTCATCATCAACATCTTTTGCTGTCTCATCTTCCCATAAAGCTCCATCATCCTGTTGCACGTCTACTGATCCCCCTGCCGCTTCATCCTCCATTTCATCACTCCATGACCTTTCCTCGGATCTCATTTCTTCCACCTTCTTTAACATTTCGCTCACATCAAACACAGGTGTTTCATCGCGAGTGCTTTTCCTCCTATCATCTCTGTGTTCACTGCGCGGGTTATCCATCACCCGTTCCGCCTTTAGCTTCGCTCTTAGGTCCCGAACGGATATTTCGGATATCCCCACTCCTGGTAATGAAGGCAACTCACGCCGATCAAATTCATTCTTTGTGTAAGCTGGAACCAACCCTGCTCCCTTCGCGTATTTCAGCTCTGCATCCACCTTCCCTTTCGGAGTATCAACCAATGCAGTCATTGGCATTGCCGTTACAACTTCATACTTCCACTCCTCCCACCTATCTGTTGTTATTTCAATACCTCCTTCTTCGATCATCATACTAATCTGATCTTGCCCATCCATTATTCTATACGCTCCAGGTCTAGTTATTTCCAGAATATAAGCCTTCGGCGGCGGGCTCTTCACTGCCTGGAACCCACACACGCGTCCCGTTTTTAACTGAGCATATGGGCATTTCGCCTCTCTCGCAATCTTTCCACAAATCGTCGTGCATCCTGGGTCCAATATGCACACCTGCTTTGTGAACACGCGTCTAACCGTCTTTGATTCCATCGTCTTGGATTTCTGAGGTATTTTTAAC